CGTTCCCCCTCTTGGCGAACTCCATGCGGCACCACCCGCTGTTCGGCGCCACCATGTAATCATGCTCGTCGCACCAGTCAGGATTGCAGGGCATTACCCGCCACCGAGCGCGGAATTAAGCAACTGAGCGAGGGTCAGGGCCGTGTTGTTTTCGTCCTGAAGGTAGTGCGCTGAGTTGTCGAAACCGCTCGCCTGTATCGCGCCTTCAATTTCCTCTTTTGTCCAACCCTTCTCCTTGACGAAGGCCAGCACATCGGCCCTGTTTCTGATGGGATGTCCGCTGACCTCAAGGGGCGGCTCTCCGTCGAAGCCTAGAAGGTCTTCGATGGTCTCAGCCTCAACGCTGACGAGCGTGGCCCCTGCTTCCTGGGCGGCTTGCACCAGCGGGGGCGGGGGCAACGTGCATTCCAACTCTTCAGACCACTCGTCTCCACTTCCCAACCGCTTGTGCAAAAGGTCGTTGAGATGGACCCGGATTGGCTCGGCGTCTCCTAGCAAGTCGCCGATGTCATAATTCCCCGCCTCGCCTTCCATCGTCTTTAAGGCCATCCAGATGGCGTCCCGTGCGTTCTTCATCTCGTTGTCGATTCGGTACCGAGTGATGGCATCGAGGAACACCACCGCCGATGGCGGTGTGGGGGCCGAGGTTGCCGTATGCGGGACGGAAGCTGGCGGTGGGGTGGGAATGCCCGCCCCGTTGCTCGTCTGTCCAGCTGACGCAAAAGCCTGAGCCTTGAACCCCATCATCTGCCAATCGGCGAACCAGGGCTTCTCCTCGGTGCCGTCGATGTCGCCCTCGGCGACGCTCCCCTGTTTGATGTAGTAGGGCGAGCGTCTCCACGGCTCCATGTCGGCGATGCCCCGTTGACCAACGACGGGCGGGTCGCCCTGCGCTTTTCTCCAGGTGAGGAACTTGAAGGTTCTCTCCCCAAATTCTGGAATGTCCGCGTCCACGGAATACTTCCAGTTGTTCTCATCTCTCACCGCTATAATCTCAACCGCTGTTTCCTGTCTCTCCACAATCATCTGAACCCTTTCTTACGACCGTTTAACGGACGGCCTGCCGACTTTGCCCGTCTCTCGCGAGAACGGGTACGGAATCAACCAGATGTCTCCACCCGGGACTTTCACCAGTTTGCACTTCCCTAACCTGTCACTGTGGATTAACTGCCAGATGCGCTGGCGGGTCACGCCATAATGTTTGGACGCCTCTGTAACCGTCGCCCACTTTCCAAAGGGCATCTGTTATCTCCTTTCACAGAGGGCAAAAAAAAATACCCCCTGCAAGCGGTAATTTTACCACTGACAAGGGGTATATTGGGAACCTTTTAACTGTTCCGCACTTTAGGCTCTAAAGCCTTCGCCAGTTCTTTCTTCGGCATCTGGAGAAGACCCCAGGCCCGTTGGCGCAGGCCTTCACCCTGATGCGCTCCGGCCCCGAACCAGGAGTTGGCAAGTCGCTTCTCTACAACGGCCTCGTCTTTCGACCAAACGCTGTCTGCGCTATTGCCGTGGCCTCGGCTGTAGTCCAGGTATTCGGTGACCGCGTTGTAGGCGTCCCACCTGTTCGCGCCCCCGTTTCCCGCGCCGTGCTGGAAGAGCGCGGTCATTGCTTCCCCCGCCTCGGATTTTATCCCGTACTGGTCCCCCAGACCCTTATCAGGATTGAGGTCGAGGAGATGGCGGGTCAACGATTCCATCTCGGCAACGTCAAAGGCTTCGTCTGCCACTTTGTTGCACTGTTCAAGGAACCGCTCCATATAGACCGCGTTCAGCCCCAGAAGGTCACGCGCCTCGGTGACTCTGGAATTGATGCTGGCAGTATGGCGAGCGTAGAAGCTGGCCCGTTTGCCCGTTGCCATGCTCAAAGTGTTAGAGCAAACCACCCGCACCTGGGTCAATCGCATTCTCAGGGCCGACTTCCCGTCGTGGCTGTTGTCGAGAAGAATGTAAGACTCCAGCGCATCGCCGTTGTCCAACGTGTACCGCCCAGCTGTCAGCTTTGCGAGTATCCACATCTTCCGACCGCCCCACAACGTCCCAACTGTTTGGTAGATGGCGTCTCCCGCCCCGACGATGGCGTCGAATGCGCTGAATGCTTCGGTATTCTGGATGACGGTGTAGCGGTTTCCGACGATGCCGAGTACCGTCCCGGTGTCCTGGCGGACAGCGGCCCGATGCTCTGGTATTTCAACCTTCGGCGTTCCGAAGTAGATGGGCTGGAGTTTAACTTCCCAGTCCATGTTCGCGGCCTCGATAGCCTCTTTGGCGGTCATCGCATCGCCATTAACCTGTGTTCCCAGGCCATGCCAGGGCATCCGGCCCACATAGGCCATGTCGTCTGTTTTTGTGATTCCTGAAGGCATCTTGCCCTCCCTTTCTCAGATGATTATTTTGGATTTGAGTTCGATGTGGGCAGTTTTACGTCATGCCCGGGACGCTCCTTCCTCTCTTTCTTTCATAACCTCTTATATAGAAGCGAAAGAATGAATGCTCAGAATACATCCCGGAGATTGTCTTCTTCTCCGAATGCTCCTCTCTGGTCGCGGACTCCCAGGTCGTGGTCTTCGTCAATTGTGTCCAGGTCTCGATGAGCGACAAAAACCTTCAGGTTTTGAAACTCGTCAAAACTCATATCGAGCCAGACCGTCAGACCCTCATCGTTGAGAACTATTTCAGTCCGCATCTCTCTGTCGTTGTGAGGCATCGAGAAGCTGACCGGGTAGATTGTCCCGTCGTCTGAAATTGGAAGATTCTCAAAGTGGAGATTACGATTTCTCCCAGCCTTGACCGACGACTCGTTGATTGCCTTCAGTTCTGGATACATCAGGCACTTCCTCTGTATCACGCCCGTTGGCGCGTCCTCATGGCTTGGCATCTTATGCCCCTTATTCCTCTGGATGATTGGGCGGGACGGACTGCCCTCGTCCCGCCTTGCTTCATTTACGACCCCTTCCTTAGAATGACCTGTCCTTGCGACTTCAGGCCTGGGCAGTTAACGACGGGTTCCTAACCCGTCGCCGCTCCTGCGTCTATTTTCTGTCCCGCTGGGGTAGCTGACTCTGTATCTGTTCTTCTAGATTCGCAATGATGTGCTTAACAACATCGTGCGTTAGGTTTCCTATATCCACTACGTCAGCGGTGAGACCGCCAGCCCATCCCCGGCTTGTCTGGGCCATGAGGATGTTTGGCGGGTTTATAGGGAGCGGATATCTTGGCCCTTCTGACTGCCAGTTGAGCCAATCCCGCATCGCCGACGGTTCCGTCTCTTTTACGAGTCGGTCAGCCACCGCCTCAACGAGGCTATTCTTATCGATTCCGCTAGCAGTGACGGTGTAATATTTGCCTGCCGTATGAATAATTGCCCGCCATCTTCGCTCGTAGTTCATCGTCTTGAATACCCTCCAAGTTCGGCTTTCGGTATGACGGTCAGGTCGGCAAACATTCCGAGGTGGTTGGCGATGTCCTCGGTCAGGATATCGCCAGCCCTGACTTCGACGAGTTCTCTCCCGGAGTTGTCAATCTTCGTTCGGTACACCCCCGACAGGCTCACCTGAACGGTGGGACCGCTGATAGTCAGGACCATGTATGTCTCACTCAGGCGGGAGAACTCCAGCTTGACCTTATACTTCTGCGCCATTCTCTCTCTCTCTTTCCGGCGTTGGTCGCCACCCACTAAGCCGTAAACCATCGGGCGGCTCGAGGTATCCGAGCCGCCTCATGGTTAGGTGCTACTCCACTGAGATGCCATCGCATCAGCAATGCCCTGAAATGTCCGGCTTCGCTCCATCGCTCTCGTCGGAGACGGACTAAGCTTCCAAACCCGTTGCTCTCGCCCTTCCACTATGTCGGTGGGCGTCAGCAATGGCAGATTCTGGAGCCACAAACAGGTCGCTTTGGTTTCCCCATGCCCGTACTGCCACGGCTGGATTATCTGACTAGGCTTCCGAATCTGAGAAGATATAATAGAGATAGGATTCTCAATCGCTATTTTCGGAATAGGGGCGGACATGAGGTCGCGGACAAATTGGAGCGCACGTTGCTGACGCCCGTCGGCCCGTTTTTCGGGGAACCACCTCGCTCCACTTACGGCGAGGTCGGTGCATGGCGGGAACGCTATCATCATGTCCCATGTCTGCATCTGGGCCAGCGTTAGCGCATCAGTCGTGAAGTGCGGCCCGTCCACTTCGGACTCTACAAGGTCGCAAGAAACCGCGTCGTGTCCACGGGCAATGAACGCATCCCGTACCACTCCGCTTCGCTCGCAGGCCACTAAAATTCGCATCTCTCTTCCTTCTTACCCTTTATTTGGCAGTCCTTGAGACATCTGCCGTGGGGCTTTAACCGAGGCTATTAAGCCTCGGCCTCTCAGCCGTCTATGTAGTGGCGTCTGCCAGAGTTTTATAGTTCAGCCCACAATATCCCAACACTGTGTGGCGGGCGTTCCACTTCCACTGTGTCGCCATGCAGGCATAGGGCATTGAAGCATAAGCGCCCGTGAATCGGACGGTTCCGATTTCGCACCAACTGCATATCGGTTCGCGTGGGCGCTGGTCGCCGTAATCGGTGTGGAGTGCTGTGTTTATGCCCATCTCCTCATTGATGAATTTCTTCATGTTGCCGTTTGGCAATTCATCCATTAAAGATGCCAATGCCTCTACGCACTCCACACAGCGGCATTTTCCATTGATAGATTTCTTCTCACTGTGAATCATTTATATAATCCTCTCCCAAATCTTATTGGTTGTCATGTGTAAACAGTTTCGCCTTGGGGGCTGATACCCGTCCCATTGAGTGCTTATGCATTAGTTAATTGAGAATCCATCTGTGCGGACAATCTAACGGATTCGGAATGCTCCAGTGTCGAGTTGCCATTCCATCCATTCGGCGAATGTCATGCCAGCATCTTCGGCCATCTTCTTGGCTTTGTTAGCCTTCCAAACCGGAAGCCTGCACGCGACTACTACGGTCGGTTCCCCGTGATGGTATTTTCCAAGTCGGCGCGTTTCGCCATTTGTTGGATTCAGCATTATGTTCTCCCTCTTCCTTATAAAGCCTATAACCGTTGAGTGGGCCGAACCTTCATTCGGCCCACTGGGCGGTTAGATGCTTACAGCCTAAATTGGTGTGAATTCGGGGATGCTAGCCCCTTTGAGCCTCATGGCATTTATGACGGCCTTAGCGGGTATCACGAACAGCTTGCCTTTGCTGTTAGCTACTGAGACGACGTTTATCCGTCGGCCCATCAAGAGCCCCTTGATGGTGTAGGTCTTCCCGCCATTCTCAATCGCTTCGTCTATCCATTCGGGGTCCATCCCGTACATGGCGGCATATTGTCGGAAGTCAGCCTCTTCCTGACTTTCACCCGAATCGTTAGTGCCGTGAAGTTTGAACTTCAGCACCGCTTCGAGGTCACCGACCGACCCGCCATTCTGGGTGATGGTGATGTTGTGCTTGAGGGCAACATCGCTGACAGCGTCCAAGATGTCCTTCTGGATGACTTTCAAATTATCCTTGTGGAACATTGTTTTCTCTCCCTTGATTTGGGTTAATAAACCGTTGAGTGGGCCGAATGAAGGTTCGGCCCACTGGGCGGTGTATTAGCGGCCTATAATCTTGCCGTGCTTGATACCGAGTTCGTATGCTTCACGGCGGGACAGTTTGCCTAGAAGTTGGTTCTCCTTTAAGAGCCTGTCTTCTTCAAGGCATTCCGCGCAGTCGGGGCAAGTATCAAATATGCTGTGCGTTTTGTGGATACTCTTCACCATGATTCTTCTCTCTTCCTTATTAGGAGTTTCTTCTACCAATAGGCTCGTCAAACTAAGCGCTTGACGAGCCGATGGTGGGAGAAGCTATTCGCGGTTGAACCTTCGGAAGGCTCCAGCGCGGTCAATTAGTTTCTCGTCAATCTCGATGCGGTTCCCCCGAATCCGCTTGAGGCCGCAGAGGCCCAAGGCGTAATCAAGTTCCTTGAGGTCTGCGAAGAACCGACCCAGAGGGCCGGACTTGTCCTCAAGCCCAAGGACTTGGTCACCGAAGGTGACGACCCAAGCCGCGTTTGGGACCAGGTAGGTCGCCATGATTGGTGCAGTCATTGTTGTTCTCTCCCTCTGAGTTCGTGGTTTCTAGATGCCTTGAGCATCCTCTTCAGTCCTGTCAATTCAGGAGACCGCCAACCACCTCTAATTGGCTCCCCGCATCTAGGTTGCTTCCTCGCTGGGTTCGCTCGCCTACCATCTTGGGTCTAAGGTGTGGTGTCGCTTGTTCGTGGCCTGCGACCCGCCGGGCATATTTAATATACTAAAACCATTTATAGATGTAAATGGTTTTACAAGCTGAATTGCGCCTGATTCTTATAACTTTGTAATAATTACACCGTTATAGGCCTTTTGGGCCTAAACGGGAAGAATCGGGACCGAAAAGCTGGAGGTTTTTAGGAGAGCGAGTCCGACGTAAGTGAGGCATACTATGGAGCATAGCTAGGGCAAAGAAAACAGGACAGCGCCAATGCCCACCCTATAACAGACCGTTCGGCGGGACGCTATAACATTGCCAATGCCCACCAGAATTACGGGCGTTTTTGGGGCGTTTTTCGGGGGAGTTTCGGAGACAAGAAAGACCACCCAAGCGGGGGAAGAGGCTCCCGCCTGGACGGTCTCAAGAAAGGGAGAGACTACTTTTAAAGGGCCGGATGCCAGGGACAGCATCCGGCCCAGACGGAGAACGCGCCGGACTGGTGATGAGGTATCTCAGTCCAGCGCGCCACCATGATACCTAAACCCAGATGCAAACGCTAGACGTCGCTTTGAATCACATCTTTCGACAATGCTATTATCCCCGCCAGACAACCCACCACAACCTCGGTCAGACCTGTCCGAACGCCGAGGATGGCAATGGTCCCTAAAAGTATCAAAGCGAGGAATATCTGGGGCCGTAGTTTTCCGAGGAACTTATCAAGGTTCATGTCATACCTCTATTAGCGGACACTGGTTGGACGCTCTGTATTCCCAACGAGCGAACTGGTCTGCACCTTAACGTCATCCCCAATAGTGAAGCTGGCAGAATCAATCCCCGACCCATCCCCAAAAATGGACGAGTCGGTGTCGGTGCCTCGGATGATGACCTCGCCACAGTTAATATCTCCGATGCTGATGCCCGCCCCGTAGGCCTTGACCCGCTCAAAACGGATGGCGCCGACGGTGCTGGTGCTAGACGACGCGATGATGATGCGGTCAAAGGTGCCACCTGACACCTCTGGGACGCTCAACGCGCCACGTTGAGAGCCGAACTGGTACATAACAGGGTCGGCGCTCAGTGTCGGGCTGATAGACAGGCCGTCGGCGGTGGTTGAAGCCACCTGTAAAGAGTACGCCGTGGACGTTCCCATTGTGAAGTCGGTGGCCTCGACGTCTATGAGTTCCAGCGTCTCGCAGATAATGACGTCCGAAGAGGCCCAGATTTTAATAGCGTCGGTCAGGCCGGAGGCCTTACCGATGGACATGTCTTTGAAGACAATCTCGCTGATTCTGGCCCCGCCTATGTTCAACTGAAGAGTCATCGAAGGGGTCTCGGTCTGGGAGGGCTTAGGTTTCTCTCCGACGCCAAGTTGCTCCTGTCCCAGACGTTGGGAGCGGCCCGCGTCGTAGACCGCCGCTTCGGGCCAGTTGGGGGCCGGATAGATGCCTCGAATAGCGAAGTAGACCGCGCCAGCTATCACCAACATGCTGATAACTAAGGTCGAAAAAATGACCGTCTTCGTGCGGCTACCGAGGTTAAAGCCTTCAATGCTCGGCAACCCGATGGCGAAGTTGATTGGGAACCGGACGCCCATGCCGATAATCGGCAGGCGCAGAGTCGGGAACGCCACCCGTCGCTGACGGATAATCAGTTTCCACTTATTATTCATCGTCGTCCTTCTCGTTGCTTCTTATCTCAAACAGCTTGCCGAGGCCCGCGCTGACGGGAATAGTGAGGACGGTCAAGCGAGGGCCGTTAATAGGCCCTCAATATTCTCCAAAGTATCAGCGTTCGAACTTGCAGACCAGACAATCCTAGCCCCAAGGAACAGCCACACGTACACCACAGGAGTAAAAATCACCAGAACAATCAGTTCACGGCCCGATAGCGTGACCTTATCCCGACCATTCTTCGACGCTCGCGTGTCTGCCTGCTGTTCGTCTATCTCCTCAGTCATCGCCTATGCCTGCTGAACCCGTCATAAAGTAAGTCTCCAAACGGGCCAACCTACTGACTAGCCCGTCATACCTCTCCTTCGCCTCTCTCCTCATCTCATCGTGCCGTCTACTCTCGTCTCGTCGGAGATGGGACACCTGGGCGGTCAGCTTCCCGAAGCGATAAACGAGAGTTGTCAACGCCAGAGTGACGACAGCAACGACGGAGATGAGCGCGGCAATGATTGCAGGGTCGTTCATCATGCTTCTCTTAACTGTAATATTTGTTGGGTCAAGAAACCCGCTTGGTCGATATTCCAACTCTCGCCCTCAACGTGGAATGTGTCATTGATTCCCATGTCGCTATATACACAGGTCACAAGGTCTGAGATGCGCCTCTGCATCATGTGGCGAGCTGTCGGAACATCTGCCCCCACAAGCGTCAGAGTCAGGCGAGTCTTCGGGTCTTTCCGGCGAGCCAGACGACTCGCGCCGACTGCTTCGGCAGTGTCGAATCGGTCATGGAAAAGACACTCAAATTTCTTGAATCGGTCTCGGTGGGCAGTGATAGAAGTGGCGTCCTCACTGACGATTGCCGTCCAGTTGTTGAACTTGAACGCCACTGCTCTCTGTTGGAGTTTGGTCAGGAAGCCAGCCGTCGCGCCGAACAGCACCCTCGTCACCCCGAATTTGCCGAATGCTTTGTCATCAATAAGGGACACAGTCAACTGGCTCGTGAGGTCTGTTCCTGTGCCGTTGGCGAGGGTGTTTGCGGTGTAGTCCGTGGTAGCCGCCGGAGTGTTCCTAGAGCCAGCATAGTCGTAGACAGAGTTCACTTCCCACTCGATATTCTTGGTCTCGGCGGCGTCGAAGGGCCATGTGTTCAGAGTCGCATCCACTTCGGCTCTCCATATCGTCACGCTTGAGCCACTGCTTTGCTCCTCCCCTCTCCGGACAGCGAAGATGTTGCGGTTCTCAATTCCACTATCTCCATCCTCCCAGGCCATATCTGTGAAGTACGGGTCTGAGCCATTCTTCACGTCTCTGAAGGTCGCCAGGGAAGTGGTATGCGGTGCGGCTCCTCGATGGCCTCTGTCCTCCAGACGAGAGTAGCCGTCGCCGTCGATATAGAAGAGGCCGTCCTCTTCAATCTGCGCTTGCAGTATGGCGTCCTGGGCGAACATATCAACGGTCTTGAACCCCGCGTAGACGTCGTGGGCGGCACTGCCGCACTCGTCCATCTGGTAGCGTTCACGCCAGCCCACTGATGAGAGCATTAGCTGAACGCTCTGGTCAATCCGATAGTTGCTAGAGGCCATATTCGCATAATGAATTTCAGTCCGCTGTTGCTCCGATATGTCGTCATGGGCCTTGATGAAGCAATACTGGCTCCCCTTGCTCGGCCTGGGAACTATGGACTCGATGAAGCCATGCAGAAGGGACTTGTACCCGCCGAACTGAAGCCATGTGTGGTCGGCGGCGCCATCGCACCAGAGGCCATGCTTCGTTCCGGCATTGATGCCGGAGTCGGCTACGCTCTGTTCGCCCTTGTGGAAGTTACCACTGTCGAACTCAATCTGAACACCATCCACCAGCACCACCGCTATCGCACCGTGAAGCCGTAGCTGGAGGAGTTTGGTGGTGTTGTCGCCCCAGGTGTAGGCCTTGGTCGCAATTTGGCTGTCCGACCCGCCTATGACCTTACGGAACTCAATGGCAGAGCCTGTGACTCTGAGGTAACCGTAGTTATTGCTATCGACATAGCGGAACACGAAGCCGCCGTGGTCACTGGAATCAGTGCCTCGGCGGTACTGGGCGGCTATCTCTACGTCAGTGTCCGAGAACTCAAGGTAGTTGATATGGGCGGCAGAGGTGGTGGACGTTCTAGCCGCGCCGGAACCGTTCAGCTGGAAGTTATTCAGGCCTGCCACCCATGTCCAGTTGGCGTCCTGGGTCGGCGAATGGGCCGACAGGTTCGTCCCGTCCGTCCCGGCGAATGTATCGAAGGGATACCAGAGCCTCGCCCAGAGGGTGCGCCCCGGCAACAGTCCCGTAATGGTGCCTTTCGGCTTGCTGAAACGGTGGTCGTCGTTGTTGAGAATGACCGTTATGACCCCAGCGGACATTTGCTCCGAATCAAGGTTTTGTTGGTGGGCATATTGTATAGACTTAACGTAGGACGTAATGTCCTCGTCGCTATCCAGGTAATCCCCGTCGTTATTCCAATCGACGAGAACCTCGGCTGTGAATTTCGCCATATCAGAACGAGCCTTGCGCTCGGAGGACGCTCCGGATTTGCTGGGTTATCTGGTCAGCCAACGCCCTGGCAGATGCCTCGTTGTCGAGAATGACCGTCGAGCCTTGCGGGAAGTTGATAGTGATGTTTGGCATCATCCCGCCCACGCCGTTCCCGCCGAGCGGGATGACAGCTTCCGGCCCAGCCTCTCCAATGCGAGCGATGGTGGGCGACGTTACGATGCCACCAGCCGCAAGGTTCGGGATTTCGGATATGTTCATGCCGCCCTTGCCGCCAATGCCAGGAATCCACGACGGAATCTTGATTTTGTTGACGCCTCGTATCATTACGTTGATTGCGTTTACCATGCCGTTAATGGCGTCTTTCACGGTTCCCACGACTGCCATCACTGGCCCTCCCATCTTGCCCCAGACTTTCGCCCAAGTGTCGCCCAGGAAGCCGACGATTTTATCCCAGTTCTTGAAGATGATAACTCCCGCCACCACAGCGGCAGTAATCGCCAGGATTACAGCCAGCAATGGCAACAGCGGAATGCTGAGAGCGGTGGCCGCCAGAGCAACGCCGCCAATGGCGACAGCAAGAAGGCCCAGTGGGATGAGTATTGCTCCTATGAGGGCTATGTAATCAGCGAAGGGGGCGATGACAGCCTTGAGCCTGTTCTTCATTACAGAGAATTGCTCCGAGGTGGTCAATGTGTCCTTGGTGAGGTTCTCCACTTCGTCGGCGGATGCTCGTGTTTTCTCTACGAGGTCTTCGTGCGCTGGTATCAACCCCGCCCTAATCGCCGCCAGCATACGCTGTGCGCCCTCTGAGCCGAAGACATCAGTGGCCCGATTAAGGGCTTCGGTGTCGTCGGTGGCCGTCGAGATGAATTTAATGTCATCCTCAAGGGCAGTCTTCATGTCCGTAATGCCTTCTTCGGCCAGCTTCCTCATGCGAGCGTTCAGCCCCGGCATAACCCTGGAAGCCTCGATGCCGGACTGGTTGAGCGTCCCGATAAACGCCGCCGCCTCGTCTGTCCTCATGCCAGCATTCTTCAGCACTGGGCCGTAGGTCGTCATCTCCGAGATTAGCTTCTCCAACGGGATGCCCGTGTCCTGAGAGATTTTGATGAAATCTCCGAGGATGCGGTTGGTCTCGGTCTGGTCTTCGCCGAACACGCTCATGACGTCGTTGACGCCCTTAATCATCGGGCCTGCTTCAGTTCCAGCCACTCGCGAAACATCCAAGAACATCTTGGTCATCTCTTCCAATTCCGTGCCTGCTAGGCCGAACTCGGTGCTGACATCAGCCACCGCACTGGCGACAGCCTGAAAGTCCTGTGGCACCTGACCGCTGACGCTTCCCGTGGAATCCATGAGGGCATCGAGGTCGTCACCCATCGCGCCCGTTCCCATTCGCAGTTGATTCTCGGCAAGTTTCACATCGTCGCCGAAGTCCAACATAGTCTTCCCGACACCCGCCACAGCGGCCCCAGCGACCAAAGCCCCGCCAGCCGCCGCCTGCCCAATTTTTGCGCCGGATTGCTTGAAGGAGCGGTCTACATTCTTCATACGTTTGGAGGCTTCGTCCTTCAAACGCAGAATGATATTCAGTCGTGCTTCTTCAGCCATTTTCGCGCCCCCATCTCATCTCGATTGACCTTCCGACCCTATCCCAGATGCGACTAATGGCCCGTTTTGAGCCTTTGTATCCTTCTTGCATGTACGGCCTGGGCTTGATGCCCCGCTTCGCGATGGCCCTCGCCAGCAAAAACGCCGCCGCTTCGGGATTCCCAGACCCGCCGTGCCGCCGTATCCAAGGCAACAGCGCAGAAGGCGGCGGCATCCTGGCCCCCGCCTTGCGCCCGAACTCCACGAACGCCCCATACTTAACCGTCGGCCCGACTTTCACCCATTCGGGGATGACCTTGCCGTCAATCTGAACCTCTATCGACGCCCGTAGCCGTCCAGTGTCCACCGGAGCCAGTATCGCCGACTCGCGCTGGACGGCGAGACCCGACTGTCTCATGCCCTTGGTCACCTCCTCGCCGAGCCAGTGAGGCGCAGAGCGAAACGTCCGCGTCAGTTGGTCGAACCCGTGCAGAGTGACGGTGTACTGTGGTGTCGGTTTAGGCATCAGGGAACTGCAACTGTCCTTTGGTCTCGATTGCTGTGCGAACTTGCTTGTAAAGCATTAACCTGCTTACGACGTCGGCAGGCGTCGTCTCCAACTCCTGCCAACTAAGCCCGGTTTCGTGCATTGTGTGAGCGACTATATAATCCGGCGGGACCCGGCCTCCTTTGAGGCCAATGAATAGCTTCTCGGCCTCTAGCTTCTGACCATCCGCTCGAATAAAGGGAGTATGGAATTGTTGACGACCTCCATAACTTCACCGATGTCCTCTATGTCCATTTGCTCGATGGCATCGGCTGTCACCTCGTCATCAAACGACCATTTGATAGTGAGTTCCTGAAGGACAATGTTGATGTTGTCCTCGTCGGTGGCCCCAGGTTGCGCCATCGCCTTGCGAATCTGCATGAGTTTGCCCCATGCGGGCCTCGTATTCAGTTCCCACCAACCGCCCGTGACAGGCAATTCGATGCGCTGGACTGAATGACCGTTCTGGGAAGCCTTCGCCTCGCCAATAGTCGGCATTAGAATGTCCCTCTGGTAACCGTTCCCTCTACTTGCAGGCTTGCAGACCATGCAACGAGCGAGCCGACGGATGAATCTACGGCCAACTCAGTAACCCAGCATGTGCCGGAGTATTTCAGGAACCCGCCCGTGTTGCCCTTCGGCCCATACGAAAAGGCCACCGCCGCCGTATGCGTCCTGAGAGGGCCGAGAACCGCCTCTGGGCCTGTTGTGGCGGTGTCATCGAAGTGACCGCTCAAGCTGATGGTGACATTCTCCAGGCCTGGGTGAAACGTCGCCCCGCTATCGCCCAGAGCGGTGGCCTCGTTGAGGTTTCTGGCTCCAGGCAATCCGCTGATTTCGGTGATGTATGTCGACAGGTCTCGGTTGGCTGTCCCGCCGCTGTCGGTTATCAGGAATTTCGACTTACTGCTATCAAAAAGTGCCATTGTTTTATACTCCTATGCGCGGTTGTATGAGATGGCGAAGGTGATTGACCCGGACGAGGCGTCGAGGACTACTCGTTGCCGGACATATCGGTTGAGAGTCCCTGTGAAGCTATTTTTGGCGGCTCCCACCGCGCTGACGTTCACCGAGGAGACGTCCGACCAACTAGAGTTGTTCGCGCTGTGCTGAAGGACGACTTGCCACCGAGCGTTCCCGCCGGAAGCAGTAAAGGCGAACACATGGTAGACCCAATCTCCACCGCTAGCGGACGACGCGGCATCATCTATGGATGTGCCAGAGGTCGAGGCCGTGACGGTTGATTTCGTCCCAGTGGATTTAGAGCGGGTCACAAGGCCCATATTGATGCTCGCGCTCATGGCTACCAGTGAGCCAACGGACGCATCTACCGACGGGTCTTCTCCTATCCATGCCCCACCGCTCGCCATGCTGAGTTTGCCAATGGCGTCGGTGCCTGGATAGTACGAGATGACCGACTCGGAAGAAGCCCCTTTGAGAGCGTTGACAATCACCTCGGAGCCGCTTGTCCCGTCGTCGTATAGCCCAGACCATGACAGCGTTGGCATTTCCGTCCCAGGGTGGAATGTGGCCCCGGCAGAGCCAAACGTCGTCGCCTCATGCAGGTTGCGGGAACCAGTTAGTCCGGCCTCTGTGGTGTAGGTCGTTATGTCGTACTGGGCCATGTATACAATTGTGTCCTTGCTGTCATATAGGGTCATGTCGCCACCTGTTTTACAAACTCGAAAACAAAATCAGCCGCCGCGTATCGGCCCCCGCCGACGTCTCGATAACCCACGTTCTCAACACTGATGAGCCGCCCCGTGTCAACGGCGCTATCCCAGGTAGTGTCGGCGTCAACCGCCGCCTCTATGCTATTCGTGCCCAACGGCTCCATGTAGGCGTCCAACTCGTCGAACGCCTGCTTGGTCGAGGCCGACGAGACGAGCAACGTGCCGCGTATCGTTCCCTGGAACGTGGAACCGCCTATTGTTTGCTCGGTGTCCCGACCCTCAAACAGTAGGACCATCGCAGGCATCTCATGAACGTCCTCCGGCGGGTAATCGAATACCTGTCGGATGGCCGATATATTGCCTATCAGCGTCGACAACCCGTCCTTGGCGTTGGCTATCTCCGAGGCCATTAGATGACCCCCATCGCTATCTTGCGATAGGGCCGCACAGCCTGTTTGACGTCCTGGTCAACGCCTCGGAATATCTCCATCAGCCCACCCTCCAGGCCGACGGCATTGGCGAAGCTGGAGTCTTTGCGCTTCCACATCCTCGCCGCCTGGATAATGACCGCTTCTCTAACCGGGTCTGGGTATTCGTACACGCTGATAGCCGCGCCGCCGGAATGGGTGGCGGCAGTCGTTCCATTCGCTCCCCTCACCACTGTGAGAGTATTGCCCGAATAACTCTGAACATATAGCTGTTCGGAGTCGATTAGAATGGTATGCCCAGCCTCCACATCAGTGCGGGAAGATACCGAGAACGTGGTTGCGGTAGTCGAGGAGATAGCGTCAGCGGTCTCGGTGGCTGTGAAGGTGTGTTGCCAGAACCCCCAGACTCCAGCCACCTGGACGGTCTGTGCGCCCTGAGTGAAGTAGGACTTGGTGCCGTTTGAGTCAATCAATATCTCGGTGTAAGGGCGGGAGTTGGAGTTCTCACGGGTCGCTGGGTCGGCATTGTTCGGCCTGAGCAAATAGTCAGTTGTCGCCCATGTCGCCTCGAACGTGCGGTTGATGTCGTCGTCGGTCTTCAGAGTCGTTACGCTAACGAGGTCAGGCATCAGCATCTTGTCTTCGCCGGAGCCGTCGAAGGTTCTGGTTGCTGACAGCGCATAGAAGTGCCGATTGCAGAGGCGGTCTATGACGCGACTCTGGCTCTCTGCGAGTAGCCGAAGCCGCGTGTCGTCACCGCTTCCAGTGACGTTCAGCACCGAACTGGACTTGAGAAGGTCAACCGAGACGTAACTATTCATCAGATATTGATACGACCTCGGCTTCAGGTTTCGCTTCTAAGGCCGCTAGACGCTCTTTTAAGCCGTTGTTCTCGGCTTCAAGCATAATCATACGCATCACTTCGCCAGCGGCTGGCAGACGCCGGAACAGTTCGCCCAGCATCTCGTTGGTTATCTGCACTTGTTCGGTTGCCCCGTTCTGGTTGGTCATTGAAAAGAGTCCTCCTACGTTGCTGGTGCGAATACTAGATAGGTGACGGGATTCTCCACGTCCACCTGGGCATTGGCTTGCGCCAGTATGACGTCGCCAAACTTGTTGATTTCGGTCACGGCCCATTCCGCGTCATCGGTGATGACGAGGTTGCCCTTGGCTTTAACCCGCACAGCCGAGGCGAGGGTTACCGTCTTGGTAATACCGCCAGCGATTGCAAGGGTTAGGGTTACGTCTCCAGCCGCCATGCTCTACTCCGGGTCTGGGTCCGAGCCGTCCCAGGCCGCTATATCTGCGCCGACAGTTGTGGCGTTGGCTTTGACTTGTGCCATCTTCGCCGTGGCAACGTCGGTCTTCCAATCGCCACCTTGTGAACGGTACTCGTTCAACCCGTTAATCGCCGCGTTTGCCGCTGACCTTTTTGCGGCCAGAATATCCAGCGCTTCGTCGTTTGTCATCGCTAAACTCCTAGTGCTTGTTCGATTCGTTTAAGTCGCTCGTCCATCGCCTCGTTCTGGGCGTCCATCCGCTCACGGTTCTGGAATGCCGCCGACATCGCAAATTCAAAGTCTCGGCCTAGCACCGTGAATATTTCAGGATTACCATCATTGTCGGTAGTCCGCTCTATTACTCCAACGCGCTCCATGTAGTCCAGGGCATCAGGGTCACGAAGCGCCATAGCACGAAAGTCCATTACGTCATCACGCCAACGGACGATGCCGCAACAATCAAACATTTCGTTACTGGATTTACCGCAATCATCACAGGCATAGTCGCTGAACGTCCCTGTCGGGTGAGTGGTGTTGTAGGTGGTGACAGGTGGAGTCGCGTTGGTCACGCGGAGAGCATCATTGGTTCCCAGCGCATTACTATTCGACAAAACAAAAGCGACTGAATTGCTGTTGTCGTATCCCAATCGCCAGTTAACGTCTGTTCCCGTTTGGCGATTGAATCGCACAAAAGCATCCGAAGTGCCATCGCTACCGTCTGCCGTGAGATATAGTATGGAGTTTGAGTTGGCGGCGGTGCTTGAGTTTTCGACTTTTATCATGTTATCGCCGCCAGCGTTGGTTGTAGCCACAGACAGATTATTCGCCGACCAATCGTTGCCCGATGCGCCGACGTTGAGGAGGTCGTTGTTCTCCAGACTAAAATCACCCGCATCGGTAATTTTAGCCCTTAAAGTACCGCCAGTGGTCGTGGTATTAGTGGCTGTATAGAAACGTATTTCCTCTACCGCATTCATCCACGATGACCCGCCACCAATAGTTACCTGAGAATAAGTATTCTGAACTTCTCCCCACATCATAGTCATTGGTTCTTCAGCATTAGTGTAGTGAGCCAGACCAATTCGGCTATTTTTAGTTGTGCTATTAGTACGAGTAGCGGCAGATGCGTCACTACCAAGAACAAGTGCAAAGTTACCTTGAATATCTAGATTCGCTCCATCTGCATCAGCGTGACCGCCATGCGGACTCGTCGTACCAATGCCGACGTTGCCAGCGGCTTCAATCGTCAACTTAGGGGCGGTGTCAACTTGTTCTCCCTGGCTAATCTTAAATTTCTCGCTGTCACTTCCATCATGACCAATGGCCCACGTTGCATCGCCAGAGCCAGTGCCGTCGTTGTAGAAAACAATCTTCGCATCATCTGTGGAGTTTGCATCTGAGTCGGCCTGAAGTCTTAATATCGCTGACCCTGTTCCTTGAATATTTAACGACCCAGCCGTCCAATCGGAGCCACTGTTCCCGACGTTGGTGATGGTGCTATTTTCCAAACTCAGTTCGTTGGCGATGAGGTGCATGTCAGTTGCAGTAGCAATTTTGAAACTTATTTTCGGCACATCCGTTAATACAATGGCTGAATCTTCAGTATTATCAGTGCCGTGTTCCGTGATAATAATCCCACCAGCACCATCGTTGTAGATACTGCCTTCTCTAGCATCTCCAGATTCAGTCAGGCGAATATGCGGCGAGGCAGTTGTCCCTGTTTTCTCAAGGTGGAGTAACGCGCTGTCGGATGCCGTAGCCCCAATCGAAACATTCCCATCGAACCTCGACACGCCAGCGTCCACGAAGAGGGCGTAGGTGTCGGCGTCCTCGATGTAGAGGCCGTAGTCGTTAGTGGCCCCTGCGGTCATGTCCTCTATCCAGATACCCGCCTGAGTTGTGGGGGTTCCAGAGGCATTGGCGATGCGGATGGCTGAGGCTTCAGCCAGTGTTACACTCCCCGCCTCAGTAGGAGCAACCACATATATATTAGTAGCTTTATTGACTGTTAATGCAGAGGAGTCTGTTATCGTAGTTGCGCCAAAGTCAACATTTCTAACAAGTGATGTAACTTGTGTCGTTCCTGTGTAAGTCAGCGTGTAAGGACGAAATATGCCAAGGTAATATCGTGCAGTCGAGCCAGATGCTATGACTGCGTCCTCCGTATCCCAATCATGTGCAGCAATCGTAGCAACTGTATTTCTTGTATCAATCTTGTAGTAACTAACCGCTGAGTTAGCCATATCAAAGGCGTCGGCGTCATCATCTGTCAGGGTGACGTTCAGGCTAGCTGCGGCGTTAAGCGTCAGGTCGCTAGTGGTTGTGGTGATGTTGGTCGCCTCTTGGAAAGCGAACTCGCCAGCAGAATAGTTGAGGCGATTAGAATCTGCAATGCGGAACTGCATCGTGGATGCTGGGGAGTCACCAGACCCACGCATAAGTATGCCGTGGTAATTATTCGTATCTGTCTGTCCACCACCATAGATAATTCCTGCATCGCTATTGCCATGCAGGAGTTGTAGGACGGTATCCCCGCTGTTTTCAAGTGTGAGAAGTGTATTAGAGGCGGCAGTAACGGTTCCAGCCGTTGCCTTCCAAATGTGAATACTATCTTGGTCTGGTGCAGGCGGCGAGTTTCCGAGCGCAATAGTGAGACCGCCAGTGCCAGCGGCTTGCAAGTCCCAATAGGTGTCGGAGCCGTCAAATTTGATTATGCTGTCGCTACCAGTGCCAAATCGAATCGCGGCATCATCCTTGAGTATTAGAGCATTTGCGCCAGCATCCCAGGTCATATCTTTAGGCGATGTGTCTCCGTAGAAATACACATCTTGGTTTGTGCCATCTGCGCCGAAGTAGACATCTGCCGTGAACTTTAACCCCGATGAGTCAGTGATAACCCCATTGGTTATTACGGTGTCTCCAATAGTGAAGTCTGTGGTTGCGTCAATAGTTGTTCCCGTTATCCCTGCAAACTCGACAGAATTACTTGTGCCGACTCCGATGGAAGTTCTCAGGGTCGCCCCACTCTCTGCCACTGGGTCGGTGGAGCCGTTGCCGACAATCATCTCGCTGTCAGAAAGGACCGCCATAGCGGTAATCGCGCCAGACCCAGACCCAAGAAGAATACCGCCGTCGGTCAGCGTCGAGACTCCAGTTCCCCCATACGCCACCCCGACATCAGTCCCCTGCCATACGCCCGTGGCGATAGTGCCGAGGGCTGTAATCTGGGTCTGTGAAGCGTCAACACTCAGCGAGTGGGCTATACCCTCCCCGCTGGTTGCGCCTGTCGAGGTGATGCCCGTGCCACCAGTAACAGTCGCAACATAGTTGCCTGTTGTATGGGTGCTAAGAGTGATTAGATTGTTAAGGGATGTCGCTCCGGTGCCGCCCTGGTCAACGGCTACCGTTGTGCCTTCCCAAGTGCCTGTTGCGATAGTGCCTA